CGCAAAGGTGCTAAAATTATGAATGGTAAATTTCTAAAAGGTGCTAAATCACTTGTTAAAAAAGGAATTAAATTTGGTTTAAAAACTAGTGCTGTAGGTTTAGGACTTGCTGGTGCTACATATCTTGCAGGTGCTAAAAGCAGAAGATATGCAAAGGCTCCTAAATTTGGAGAAAATAGAGATTTAAGAAACAAAATAATTGGAAGAAGTACGGATTATTATAATGACTAGTAGCAATTATGGGGGAAAAAGACCTGGAGCTGGAAGAAAAAAAGGCTTTAAACGAGAAAAGATGTGGAAAACAGAACAAGAGATGGCAACGAAGTATCAAACTTCTCCATTAGATTATTTGTTAGCTGTTTTAAACAATCCTATCTCATCACCTGAAAGAAAAATGTATGCAGCCGAAAGAGCAGCACCTTACGTCCACGCAAGAGTTGCCACCACAACCAAACTTGCAACAGACAAACCACTCGAAATCAAAGTCAAGTGGGAAGACTAAAGTACACGAAATAAGCATACCTTATAAACCTAGACCATTACAAAAAGAGGTTCATAAGAGTTTAAAAAGATTTAATGTTCTGGTATGTCATAGACGTTTTGGCAAATCAGTACTTGCAATAAATGAACTTATATTACACGCTGTCCAAAATCCTAATCACAAACTAGCTTACATAGCCCCGACTTATCGTCAGGGTAAAGCGATTGCTTGGGATTACTTAAAACAGTATACAAAACCACTTATGTATTTGGGTGGAGATAAAAACGAAACAGAATTACGTATTGATCTATGGAATGGTTCTAAGATCCAAATATATGGGGCAGACAATAATGACTCATTAAGGGGATTAGGGTTTCATGGAGTTATCATGGACGAATATGCTATTATGGCTCCTCGTACATGGACTGAGATTGTAAGACCTGCTATCTCAGATACGTTAGGATGGGTTATCTTTATTGGAACTCCAATGGGACATAATCAGTTTTGGGAAGTGTATGACTACGCTTTAAGAGATAATAAAGATTGGTTTGGAAAGTTGTATCGAGCTTCTGAAACTAAAGTTATACCAGATGAAGAGCTTAAAGAAGCTGCATCTATTATGACAGAAGAGCAGTACAATCAAGAATTTGAATGTAGTTTTACTGCTGCGGTATCTGGATCTTATTATGGTAAGCTAATGACAAAAGCTGATAATGATAATAGAATAGGAGTTGTACCTTATGACAAAAATGTTGGAGTTGAAACATGGTGGGATTTAGGTATAGGAGATTCAACAGCTATTTGGTTTGCACAAAGAGTTGGAGAAGAAGTACACCTAATTGACTATTATGAAAATTCAGGTGAGAGTTTGATGCACTATGCAGATGTACTAGAAGATAAAGACTATGCTTATTCTAGACATATAGCTCCACACGATATTCAAGCTAGAGAGTTAGGAACTGGTAAGTCTAGGTTGGAAGTTTCTCAAGATTTAGGTATAATGTTTGAAGTTGCTCCAAAACTAGAAGTAGACCATGGTATTGAGTCAGTAAGAAATGCTTTGCCTTACTGTTGGTTTGATAGAGAAAAGTGTAAACTAGGTATTGATGCTTTGCGTCAGTATCGTAAACAATGGGATGAGAAGAATCAGGTTTTTAAAAGTAAACCTTTACATGATTGGTGTTCACACGCTTCAGACGCATTTAGATACGGATGCGTACATGATCCTATAGATACCAGCGATTGGACTTCTCCTATAAACATTGATACAAAATATATAGTATGAAAATTAATGAAAGAGAAATAGTTTCTATCTTAGATAGAGAGTTAAGAGCATCATCAGGTTATATTGGTGGTGAAATAGTTTCAAGAAGAAAAAAATCTTTAGAGTTTTATCTTGGTAAACCTTTTGGTAATGAACAAGAAGGAAGATCGCAAGTAGTTAGTACAGACGTGTCTGATACTGTTGAATCTTTAATGCCTTCTTTAATGAGAATTTTTACAGCAGGAGATAGAGTATTTGAATGTGAACCTGTTGGATCCGAAGATGAACAAGTAGCAGCACAAGCTACAGACTATTTAAACTATATTTTTTACAAAGAGAACAATGGCTTCACAGCTTTATATTCTGCGTTTAAAGATGCTTTGATTCAAAAAAATGGTGTACTTAAAATATATTGGGATGAGTCAGAAAAAACAACAATAGAAGAATATAAAAAACTAACAGACGATGAATTTAATATTCTAGTTGCTGATGATGAAGTGAAAGTTTCAGAACATACAGAATATAAAGAAGATATAAAAGATGAAGACGGAATAACATTAGATGAATTAGTTTATCACGATTGTGTTATTCATAAAACTATTTCTTATGGAAAAGTTAAAATTGATCCTATCCCACCTGAAGAATTTTTAATTGAACGAAGAGCCAAGTCTATTGAAGATGCTAATTTTATAGCACACAAAACTAATATGACTAGAACTGAATTAATTGAAATGGGATATGATGCAGATGTTGTTGCAACATTACCAATTGGAGATACTAATTATTATTCAGAAGATAGACATGTTAGATTTGAAGATACAGATTTTTCTGCACCTCAAGACAGAGGAGATAAAACAACAGATAATATTTTAATTCACGAATGTTACGCAAGGATAGATATAAATGATGATGGCAAATCTGAACTTATTAAAGTTTGTTTAGCGGGAGATTCTAATTACAAAGTATTAGGCATTGAAGAAATTGACACTATGCCTTTTATATCTTTGACTCCTATTATGATGCCACATAGATTTTATGGAAGATCTGTTTCTGAATTAGTAGAAGATATACAATTAATTAAATCTACTGTTATGCGTCAAATGTTAGACAATATGTATCTAACTAATAATAATAGAATCGCTGTTCAAGACGGACAAGTAGCTATGGATGATTTATTAACAAATAGACCTGGTGGAATAGTAAGAACTAAACAAGCTCCTGGCAATGTTATTATGCCATTACAAGCACAACCTATTACAGATCAAGCAAGTACTATGTTAGGTTATTTAGATGCAATTAAAGAACAAAGAACTGGAGTATCTAGACAATCACAAGGATTATCTCCTGATAGTTTAAATTCTAAAACTGCTACTGGTATGAACCAAGTATTAACTCAATCTCAAATGAGAATGGAATTAATTGCACGTATATTTGCAGAAACTGGAATGAAAGATTTAGGTAAAAAATTATTTGAATTAGTTTGCAAGTATCAACAAAAAGAAAAGATGATTAAGATTAGAGGCAAGTTTATAGCAATGAAGCCTTATGAATGGAGAGATAGAGTTAATATTAGTGTAAGTGTAGGACTAGGTACTGGCTCTAAAGAACAACAATTAATTTTACTTAATTCAATATTACAAAGACAAATGCAAGCACTTGAGTTGCAAAAGAATGTACATGGCCCAGTTGTAAATCTTAAAAACATTTATCATACTTTACGTAAATTAGTTGAGAACGCTGGACTAGGAAGTGTAGATCCTTACTTTATGGATCCAGAAGTAGGCGCAGCACAAATGCCACCTATACCACCACCTGCTCCTACTGAATTTGAAAAAGTTTCATTGGCTCAAGTACAAGGTGAAAATGAAAGAGCTGTATTAAACTCTACAATAGAAACTAAAAAACTAGAAGCTGACATGAGAGCCAAGTTATTAGACTTTGAATTAAAAGTTAAAGATATGGAACTTAAATATAATACCAAAATTGATGAACTTGCGCTTAAGAGCAAATCTATGGTAGAACAGTCACAAGTTAAACAGTCTGGAGATATTTTCAAAAAGATATTAGATGGACAGAAACAATTTTTTGATGGAAAAGAACAACCTACACCAACAAACGAGCAGGGGAACGAGGGCTAAAGCCCTTTTAGACGATCCCCTACTTAAAGAAGGATTTGAATATCTGTTTGAACAATATCGAACAGAAATATTTAATACGAGTTACAAAGACGATGAACAGCGACAAGTACTTTGGATGGCATTTAATATGCTTGATAAAATCAAAGGTCATTTGTTAACTGTCATGGAAACTGGTAAACTAGCTTCCTCGGAGCTAGAACAACTAACACGCCAATCTAAGAATACTTAGAAGCGTTAAACAAAGGAGCATAATATGCCAATCGCTGATAATTCAGTAACAGGTGCTGCTGACAAAATTTTAGGATTACTGAATCCTGAACCTGAAACTCCAAAAGAGACAACTCAGGATCAAGGACAATCAGAACCTGAAACTAAAGTAGAACCAACTGCAGAACCTGTTGAGGAACAGGAAACTTCTGAAGAGAGCCAAACTAAGTCTGAAGAAGCTCTAGTAGAAGTCGAGTCTGAAGTAAATGAGGAAACAAAAGAAGATAATACTGCATCTGAAGCAGAAGTTGAGAAACCAAATCTCCACCATGTCAAAGTACAAGGTCAAGAGTTAGAGGTTACTCTCGATGAGCTTAAAGCAGGTTATTCTAGAGATTCCGATTATAGACAAAAAACACATTCTCTTTCTTTGGAAAAGAAACAAGTAGAAGAAGAGAAGAATGTTTTGCGTCAACAATACGATCAAAAACTTAGAGAGTTAAACGAGGCAGTAGCTTCTGCGGAGTCTATGAACAGACAGCAGTTAAGTACTGAAGAGCTTCAAAAACTTTATGAAGAAGATCCTACGAGTGCTGCAAAATTGGATTTCCAAATGCGACAGCAATCAGAAAGATTAAAATCATTAAGAGCTAAAGCTAATCAAGAACAAGCAATACAATATAATGCTTTCTTAGCTGAACAAACAAGACTCGCACAGGAACGTATTCCTGAATTTTCTGATCCTAATAAAGCTGATAAATTTAAGTCAGGTGT